CACAAACAATACTTTCGGTGCTTATTGCACCAGCAATACATTCGGTGATGATTGCTTCGACAATACTTTCGGCTCTAGTTGCTCTAGTAACGTCTTTAGTAGTAATTGCCCTTACAACACATTCGGTTGTAATTGCGACCATAATATCTTAGGTGATACTTGCTCCAACAACACCTTTGGCAATAATTGCACCTATAACACATTTGGAGAATCATCTTCGCCAATTAATTACTGTCGAGGCATTCTTTTAGACAATCTTTGTAGTTATTTAGAGATTATTTCTACCGACACTTCGGCGACATCAAGCAACTGGCTACAGAACATCCATATCCATCTCGGTGTGGCTGGTTCATCATCAGACCGCAAAACCATCACAATACCCGACCGCAATCTTCAATACACAACCGACGTCTACCCGACAGGCTCAACGGAGATGTTCATATAAAGGAGGGGATGACACATGGCAGACAAAGTAATAAACGGTAGCCTGGACGTAACGGGCGAAATTTCCCAAAACGGCACCACGCTTGAGCCTGGGACGAAGTGGTATCGCCACCGCATCACGGTCGGGGATGCAAACGGTGGCCCCGTTGTCCTTGACGCGATTTCCACTTACCCCACGCCTCTCACCACGTTCTCTCAATTTCGGGGGATGCTGTGGTGGCATTACCTTCCCATGAGCGAAACGCCCCATACCAATGAACATATATTGTTATACGTACCCGTCGGTGTTTACGTCGCGCCATATTCCACTGAAGATGAACAAGGGAATCGCAAAGACTACATTAGATATTATGGACCCACTGATAGCGAATTGCAGTTAATTGAACTCAACTCCAGCGACTTCCGCTCGGACTTAGTGACGGCCCTGTAGCCAAAGGCATACGCATAAAGGCAACGTCATGCTTACGTTGCTAAAATGATTAGGAGAAGGAGGCATTGAAAAGATGTCAAAATACGTAGACACGCTAACAACATTCATAGACCGTCAGAGGACGCTTTATGGGCATAAGGCCGAGGAACAGCCCGTAGGCCCGCAACCCGTCATAACCATAGACGGCGTCGATTATTACCAGAAGACCGAATTCCACCTCGACCAGTTGGGCGAGCAGGGATACGGCGACATCTACGACCTCATATCTGGCGAGAGGACCGCGCACTTCCCGATGTCGGACCCCGATATAGGAGAAGACGCGCAGGAGCACAACAGCGTGCTCGTTTCGAAGGACGAGGTGTCGATGTGCATATTCAACGTCGGACGCTCCAAGGAGAAGTCACCAGCGCAGTTCATACTGGCGTCGGACAACCCCGAAATGGAGCCCAACTACGTGTCGCACGCATTCGAGTTGGTCGATTCCATAGAGGACGGTGACAGCACCCACATCTGCCTCCCGCAGTGCTCAGCCTTCTACGGCTGGCAGTCCGAGGACAGGAACACGTTCATAGCGTATTACAACCTCAAGGACGAGCAATAAAAACCAAAGGCAATAAAACATCATAAAGGAGAATCAAAATGGCCAAATACGTAGACACACTCATCACCTTCATCGACAGGCAAAGGACCCTTTACGGTCTCAAAAAAGAGGAAGAGCCAGTCGGACCCGTTCCCGTCATAACCATCGACGGGGTCGATTACTTCAACAAATGCGAATTCGACCTCACTGCGTTGCAGGGACAGTCAGCGGGACGCTTCTACGATATTCTGAGTGGTGAAGGAATTCTGGTACCTCCCTCCATTTCGGATATATCGGAGGCAGCGATTATGGCGAAGACATTCCCCGTCGAGCAAGGTAATGGGAAGGTACGCTCCATCGTTTACGGCCCTGGGGACGGGGCGGAGAGCGAATACGGCAGTATCCTCGACATCGTCATAGCGTCGGAGGTCCCTGGCCAGTTCCCCGTCAATTACCAGTCCAGGGCGTTCACTTGCGTGGACACTTGGGCGGAAGCGGACGCCACGAGCAAGATATTCCTCCCCACCTGCTCCGCGTTCTATGGCATGCTATCCGAGGACGGCAAGACATTCACCGCGTACTTCAACCTGAAGGAAGAACAGGAACAAGAGCCTCAGTCTGGGGGAATCTCGTTATAGCAAAAACCCGAATAACGGGAAGGGACACAACGGTCCGAAAGGGCCGTTTTCCTTTCCTTGTGTATAATAACGTAGATGATTGTTTTCAACGTTTTCTCTAACCGCAAGCGCATAGGCGAAATCCCAGAGGTAGACGTCCTGATATGGACGGCGTCGCTCCTAAGGTACCGCTCGTTCGGGTACAGGACCAAACTCTACTGCACGAGGAAGGACATACCGTTCCTCGACAAATGGGGCCTCAGGAGGCTGTACGACGTGATAGACGACGACACGCTTTCCGCAATCGGGCCGTTGGGGATAGACGAATCGAAATTCTGGTCGACTGGCAAGTTGACGGCCGTGAACTACCAAAAACACGACGTTTGGGAACAGGCGGTGTATTCCGACGTGGACGTGCTGATGAGGAAGCCGTTCGACCTGTCCCACGACTGCTTGGTCTGGTCGCCAGAGGGGAAGGACGATGACGACGGGGGCATATACGTCCCGTGGGATGCCCTCAGCGTCCCAGACGGCTACGCGATGCCAGAGCACATAAGGGCGACGGACGACGCCTACAACTGCGGTGTGCTGTGGTTCGGCGGTGACAAGGGGCGCCAAGCGGTGGGCGATTGGTTCCGCGACTACGAGGACTTCGCCACGCTCAACCCGTGCGAGATAGTCGGTGGCGAGGACGTGGCCGATTTGCGCACCAACGACGCCGTGTGGGCCTGCAACGCCGAGCAGAGGTTCCTGAAGGCCACGCTGGACCGCGAAGGCTTGGACGTTGGGTTCGTGATGCCCGAGAAGGGCAACGGTCTGTCCGCTGACGGGGACCACTATTACTACTACAGGGTCGTGTGGAGGTTCTTCAAGGAGAGCGGGCTCGCGATGAACTCCGACGCGTTGCGCGTGCTCAACGCGACGGTCAAGGAATGCTTGGAGACGATAAGGGACGCGGAACCAGGGCTGTACGAGTTCTGGCAGACCGTGCCGTGGGCGAGGAACTTCCTTGACGTGGTGGATTTGGGGCAAGGCCTGTTCCCGATTTCTTCCTATGTATGAGGGGTCCGACGGGGCCCCTTTTCGCATGCTAAATTACGTGACGTATACGAAGGAGGGAACCGCATGGACTGGACTCAGGGAATAATCGCTTTGCTCATAGGCCTCTGCGGTCTCGTCGGCGCTGGCGTCGCCGTTTGGTTCGCCGTCAAGGCGAAGGTCTCCGAGGTCAAGGGAAAGTCCCTTGCCGAACAGTGGGCCTTCGTGATGGAGGTCGCGGATTCCGCGATGAAGGAAGCCGAGGCCACCGCAAAGAAGGGCAAAGGCAAGAAGGAGATGGTCATACAGGCCGTCAAATCAGCCTGCAAGACCGCTGGCATCGACGTCGAGCCGTTCGTCGACCAACTCTGCGCCTACATAGACCAGTGCATCGCGTTCGTCAACTCGATGAACGGCAAGGGGGAATGACGATGGCGAAGAGAAGGAAGACTTACGTCGAGGTCCTGACGTCGTTCATATCGAACATGAGGGCCGAGAAGGCCGAGGCCGAGCCAGACGTCGTCGATGGCAACGAAATCGAATTGGTTTCGTCCAGCGTTTCCGAGAACGCGATAGAACTCGGTGACAGCACGCACGTAGAGGACCACGCGTTGGTCCTTGGATAATCAAAAAGCATTCGAAACGGAGGTAATTGGGAATGGCTTACGTAAACAAGGTAAAGAAGGGTTCCGAGGAATGGGACATCCAGGACGCCCGCATCCCCGAGGCTGAGCAGGCCGACGAGGGCAAGGTTCCTACTGTCAGTGCATCTGGTGAGTACGTTTTGGCCACCCCGTCTGGCGGAACTAAGTTATACAAGCATGCTTTAGCAAAAAGCGACTTTACAGTTGGGGCTGACATAATCACCAATTCTAGTGGTTCGTTATTCGATACGGAACAGACAATAATATCTGTTAACAACGTAAAAGGCGTTGCTCAATATGGTGGTAATTACTATATTGCATTGCAAAACTATTTTAACAGAGCAGGAGACACCATTGTCGGATTTTCTATAACATCCCTATTGGTGTCAAATTTAGAAACAGTTGAAACACTTTCTTTTGACAGTTCGAACGCAACTGAGACAATAACTGCCCTATAATAATTAAATCAATTGGAAAAAGCATGCAAAACGCATGCTTTTTTATTTTGTTCATGTATAACCGTTAACCGTCGTAATTCCTCATTGAAATACCAATCAATTCATGATACAATATCATCCGCGAGGAAAAATCATGGATAACTCTAAACCGACAAAAATCACCTATGGATACGACCGCCAACAGAGGTCGTGGTGCATCATCGTCGTCGACGCAGAGGGCAACGAAATCGAGTCATCCTACGTCGGGGACAGAATCGGTTGCGACCACGAGATAGAATATTTCAAAGGCAAATACGGAATCGACGCCACCAAGAAATACAAAGCGTATTGACATAGCGTCCCGTTTGCCGCATAATGTAATCGCATAAGGAGAATCGCCATGGAAAAAGTCTACGAAATCAACTTCATCATCAGAAGGAACAACCGCGACAACAAGTTCGTTACCTACCTAACTGCCAAAAACGCGAAAGACCCCCGCAAGCAATTCGACAACGTCGACCGACTTGGAATCCGTTCGGATTGGGAAACCGCCCATCGCTTCCACGTCGAAGTCAAGAGAATCAACGAAGTCAACCCCGCCAAGATTGGCTTCACATACGCCAGATAAGGAGAAACAAACATGGAAAAGTTCGTCATCAACTACTTCAACGAAAGGGAAGTCGGGTACTTCGGCACCGTCGAGGGCGCGATTGAATACGCGGAGGGGTTCGCCAGGAACCTCATCCTCACATACGACGGGGAAATCTCCATCCGCGACGGCAACGGCGATGAGGTCGCGTCCCAGAAATGGAACGTCGCGGAAGACGGCTCCTCCACGCCAGAGGATTGGCGCTGGACCTGCGCTTACTGATAGGGGGGGAACGGAAATGGAACCGAACGAAATCATGGATAGGCTGAACGCCATCACCAAGGCGGAACTCGAACTCAACTGGAACCTGGGCGAGGTTTCGAGGGCTGTCATCAACGATTCTAACAAAAACGCCAAGCACGTCGTCTTGGCCCGCGAACTCGAGGACGAACTCAACAAGGACATAAGGGACGGGTACGTCGCCAAGGTCGGGTTCCTCGGCACCCTGACCATCTACAGAAAGGAACGGGGACCCGTCGGAGAGCACCTGGTCGAGGTCAAGAGAATCGAATCCGAGAACTCAAAAAAACTCCCTTACGGATACGTCATGGGCAGGAAGTTGCCCAAGCGCGCCTACGAGCAGACCCTCGCTTCGATGAAATAGGAGGACGAAAACATGATGCTGACATATCTATTCCGCGGAATCCAAGAAGCCGAGGCTAGTGCGAGCACGCACATCGGGAACGGATGGTACGAGCCACACTACGAGGAAGTGGAACTCGAGGAATACTTCGATTACTACGTCGAGCCGAAAACGGAGGACTACGTAGCCTATATCATGTGGCGCGTCATCCGCATCGACCCTAGGGCCGACAAGGAATACATCCGCGGTTGCGCGTCCGCAATCGAGCGTTGCATCGAGTCCGAACTGATTCATACCGACGCAATCGACCGCGACCCGCGCTTCGCCGACATGGTGAAGGACATCTACGAGGAAGACGCCTACGAAGCGTTCCGCGAGGAATACGGTTGCATCGACTGACGGTCGCCACACGCGAAGGCTGGGTAAGGATAAGGCAAGTCCTCCGTCATAAGGCGAATGAAATTCGTTCGTTTTCCTATTGACGAAATACGACATACGTGTTACAATATACGCGTCAAAAGGAGAAACGGACATGGAAACCTTACTTGAAAAACAACAACGAATCATCAAGGAAATCGAGGAGCATTTCGGTAAAAGCGCCTACGAAGTCGCGAGCGATAAAAAGTTATCGAAAGACCCGTTCTTCATCGAAAAGGATAAGGAGTTCGACAGACTTCAAAACCTTATCGACACCGAGTGCTTCTAAAGGTAAGGAGAACCAACTATGAAAGACTTCGACAAAATCGGAAACGACATCGACAAGGCCATCGAACAAGCCAAGGCCGAACTCAAGGCGAGGAACCTCACCAAGAAGGTCGCAGCGAGGGCGATGGAAATCTACTGCCAACTCAGAAAGCAAGGAAAATAACCGCGAGCGAACCATGAACGCCACCCAATCGGGTGGTTTTCTTTTGCTAAATTACCGTAGATAGGCGTTTGGAGAAGATTTCTTGGACACTGAATTCAACAAGGACACTTTGAATGGGCTCAGCGACGAAGAGCGCGAGTTGGCTTTTTCCATACTCGGCGAGTTCGCCAAGGACGGTTCATCCAAGACGTACGACGAACTGCTTTACGAGGACTATTCGGAGATACCCGTCGGCATAGAGGAGTTTTTGCACGAAAGAAGGTTCCTCGGGAACGGCCTCACGGACCAAGACGGGAGGTTCACCATATTCCCATATTGGGTGGAGACTCTCAAGGACATCTTCCCGACGAACACCACGACCAAATACAACACGGTCGTTTTCACGGGCGCCATCGGCTTGGGCAAGTCGACGATAGCCGTCATAATACTGCTCTACATGCTTTACAGGCTCCTCTGCCTTAAGGACCCATACCTTTACTATGGGATGCAACCGATAGACAAGATAAGCATCTCGCTTATGAACATAACAATAGAGAACGCGAAGGGCGTCGCCTTGGACAAGATGAACCAACTGATACTTTCCAGCGAATGGTTCATGTCGCACGGCAAGATGGTAGGCATAGAGAACCTGATGTACAAACCAGAGAAGCACATCGAGGTGATAACCGCGTCCAGCAACAACCAAGTCATCGGTCGTTGCTTGGATGGGAACACGGTTATATTGACGGAAGACGGGGAGCACACGCTCAACGAATTGGTCGGCAAAAACATCAAGGTGGTATCCATAGACGACGAAGGCAACCGCGTGCTGAGCGATGAGTGCACGGTTTTGCCGACGGTCATGACGTCCGAGCAATTCATATTGACATTGGAAGACGAAACGGTCATAGAATGCACGCCAGAACCAGATTCATGATGGCGGACGGCGCTTATGCGGAGGCCAAGGACCTGAAGCGGGGAGACGAATTGTTCGGCGACAAAGGCATTAGGGTCAAGTCGATACTCCGCTCGTGGTCTTCCGACCCGAAGGTCATGTACGACGTGGTGGACGCGTACCCACACAACAACTTCCTAGTAAAGACAAATTCTGGGGCCGTGTGCTCGCACAACTGCGTTTTCGCGAATTTCACCGATGAGGTCAATTTCGGCCTCACCAACGACGTGGAGAAACTGAAGAAGAAGCAGAAAACGCTAATATCGCAGATAGACGCCCGTATGCGCTCCCGTTTCCAAAGGGACAAGAACGGGGAGACGTACCTCCCAACCATAAACGTCATCGCGTCCTCGAAGAACAGCGAGCAGTCCTTCCTTGAGGATTACATAGAGACCAAGAGGAAGAACGAGTCGAAGACCACGCTCATAGTCGACGAACCGCAGTGGGTCGTCGACAGCCGTAAGGACAGCAAGGTCAAGTTCCAGGTGGCGATAGGCAACAAGTTCCTCGCCAACGAACTCCTGCCCGTGGGGTGCCCGAAGCAACTCATAGACGAATACAAGGCCAGGGGCTACAGGATAATAGACGTCCCGATAGGGTACAGGGAGAAGTTCGACGACGACCTCGACGGCTCGCTGAACGACATCGCTGGCATAGCGACGCAATCCTCCGTCAAATACATAAGCGGTATACGCTGGAACGAGATAAAGACGGACGCGTACAAGAACCCGTTCACCAAGGAAATCATAGAGGTCGGCACCGCCAAGGACGACTTGGCTCAATACGGCGACTTCTTCGACATGTCGCGCGTCGAGCCCAACATGCTAGGCCTCCCTATGTACGTGCACCTCGACATGTCCAAAAGCAACGACAAGACGGGCATCGCTGGCGTGTACATAATGGGCAAGAGGCCGTCGAAGCCTGGGGTGGACTCGTCTAGGGACATGTTCTACAGGGTCGCGTTCTCGGTATCCGTCAAGGCGCCGAAGGGATACGAAATCTCGTTCGACAAGAACAGGGAGTTCATCCGTTGGCTCAGGGCCAAGGGATTCAACGTCAAGGGCGTGTCCAGCGACACCTACCAAGCGGCGCAGATACAACAGCAACTCACCGCCGACGGGTTCGACGTGAAGACCATATCCATGGACCGATTGGATTCCGAGACGAAGACGCAACTCCAGTACGCTTACCTCAAATCCACCATATACGAGCGCAGGATGGACGTTTACTCAGACTGCGACTTCCTCACCGACGAGGTGTTGGGGCTGGAAAGGGAAGGCGACGGGCACATAGAGCACCCCGAGCAGGGCACGCAGGGCAGTAAGGACGCGATAGACGCCGTCACTGGCGCCCTGTGGAACGCGTCGAAGCACGCCGACGAATACGCGTATGAGTACGGCGAGAACATGAAGGCGATGCTGGACGTGAACGAGGACGTGAACAAATCCGACAAGAAGCAGATTACCGTCGCGTTCGAGGACGAACTGAAGAGGGCGTACGCGGATTCCGCGCCGTGGGGCCCGAAAAAGCAGGACGACAGGAATGCGGACGAGAGACTAAGGGCCCAGCAGGAGATGTACAGCCTGATGGGAATCATAATATGACCGAACGGTGCGAAATTATATTGATGGAGAAAGGAAAAAAAGCATGGCGAATGAGAAGAAGAGCAACAAACTCGTAGGCAAGAAAGCCAGGCCAGTGCCGACCGAGAAGCCAGAGATAGGCGTCGATTTGGAAGGCCAGCACATGCTGAAACTGCTCGACGCTGCCGAGAACGGTAACCTCGACACCCCAGCGTTGGAGTCGTTCAATTCAACCGCGCAATCGCGCGAATACATATACAACTTCATAGACTCGATGGCGCTCGACGACAGGGTGTCCGCCGTTTTGGACGTGTACGCCTCCGACTGCGTCGAGACCAACGACGACGGTAAGGTCGTGTGGTGCGAGAGTTCGGACCCAGACCTGGCCAAGACGGTCAACTACATACTGGACTCCGTGAACGTCGACAAACACGCGTACGAATGGATTTACTCCCTCATCAAATACGGGGACCTATACCTCAAGATGTACAGGCGCTCCGACGTCGAGGCGGACGACGCGGGCTCCGACGGAAGGCTCAACGAGGACGTGAACGCCATGGTCCATTCGGCTGGCGACCACTACGTCCATTACGTGGAGATGGTGCCGAACCCTGGCGAGATGTTCGACCTCACGAAGATGGGCAAAACCGTCCTGTTCGTGCAGGCCCCAACGTCCATACAGAACATGATAAAGGACGTGTCCCCCACGTACAGGATGCTCACCTACAAGATAAAGAGGTCCGACGTGAACGTTTACGGCCCGACCGACTTCGTCCACGCCAGCCTCGCCGACGCGAACACGATGCGCAGTCCCGAGGAGGTCAGCATATTCCTGAACGAGGACGACTACAAGAACGATTCCAACTCTAAGGACTACACGGTCAAGAAGGGCCAATCGTTCCTATACAACCTGTTCAAGGTCTGGAGGCAGTTGTCACTCATCGAGGACAGCCTGATAGTCAACAGGGCCACGAGGTCCAGCCTCGTTAGGATAATGCAGGTCGAGGTCGGCAACATGCCCGCGGAGCAGGTCGCCCCGTACCTCCAAAGGCTCAAGGCGAACATCGAGCAGAAGACGGCCATGTCCCTGAACAACGGAATCCAAGAGTACAACAACCCTGGCCCGATGGAGAACACCATATTCGTCCCGACCCACGGCGGTCAGGGCGTCATATCGTCCCAGGACATGGGCGGGGAATACGACCCGAAGCAACTGACGGACCTGGATTACTTCGTCAACAAGTTCTACGGGGACGTCGGAATCCCGAAGCAGTTCTTCTCGTTCACCGACGACGGCGCTGGGTTCAACGGCGGTTCGTCGCTGGCCATCATATCGTCGAGGTACGGCAAGAACGTCAAGAAATACCAGAACACGTTCTGCCAGTTGATGACGGACATGGTCAACCTGTTCCTCATAGACAAGGGGCAGGGAGGTAGCATCGGCAAGTTCACCATCAAGATGCAACCGCCCCTCACCCAAGAGGAGATAGACAGGCGCGAGAACATGCGCAACAGGATGGGCGTCGTGAACGACGTGATGAGCCAAGTCGGGCAGGTCGTGGAAGACGACGTGGTCAAACTCAAGGTCATGAAGACGCTTCTGTCCCAGACCCTCACGGACAACGAGGTCGTGTCCATCCTCGACGAATACATCGAGGCCAAGGAGGCCGAGGCGAACAAGGCGTCCGAGGGCGACGACGGGGAACCGAGCGAAGGCAAGGGTGAGGCGCCGAAGACCGAGATTAACATAGAGAGGGAGCGCCCGTCGATGGCGACCCCTCCGACCCCGCCATCCGCCCCAGCGGAGGAACCGAGCGAACCGACGTTCGGGAACGAGCCAGAGGAGGACAGTTACCTCCCTTCGCCCGACGAACTCGGCGTCTCGATGCTCGGCGAGATATAAGACTACTGACACCATTGGGAGATTCCTATAAATGCTTACAAACAACGATTTGATTCTACTGCTCACGGAATTGCAGGACGACGGCGACGCCGAGGCGTTGCCCCTCATAAGGGAGGCCGTCGGGAAACAGACAGTTTCCCTCAAGGCCCTCAAACACGTGAACGAACGGCGCCAACTAGACGTCGTGTCGTTCTACGAGCACCTGCGCAAGAACCACAACGAGAAGCGCAGTCCGCTCTACAAGAACATCGTGTCGGAAACGGACGACGCCAACGAGATATTGACCACGCTCCACGCGTTCCTCCTGCAGGCGTTCCTCTTCGGGAGGAAGGTGTCCGAGGAGACGAGGATTCAGTTCTTCAAGCACGTGAGGGCCGAGGAGGTGTCCGACGTCCTGAAACGCTACTACGACGGATTCGACGTCACGTCGGCCATGAGGATGCTCAGGCTGATACGCGCCGACCTCATGGCGTTCGAATACGTGAACGGAAGAAGGGAATTGGGCGAATGAAACCGCTTTTCCGCCACGCGCCAATGCTAAATTCGGTGAGACGCGCGCACGGCGTCGTTCTTTCGTGCAAAAAAGAGGTTAGGAAATGACGAACGAGACCATAATGGAGACTCTGAAGGTACAGCCCCTTTCCGAGGAGGAAAAGCAGGCCCGCCACATCCTGAAAAGGCTGACTGGGCCCATCGCGTCCTGCAAGGAAGGCACGAGGAACGGCAGGAAGTACAACCGCGAACTCTGGGAGAAGGCGCTCAACGACGACATCTTCAAGGAGAAGATTGACACGAAGAGCCTGTTCCTGGAACTCGGCCACCCCGACAGGGACGAGACCGACATGAACTGCGCCTGCGCGTGCATCCCCGAGATGCCCAAGATAATCGACGGCGACCTATACGCGGTGGTCGACGTACTGGACACCCCAGTCGGAAGGTTGCTAAACACCCTAATCGACTACGGGTTCCAGCCTGGCATCAGTTCCCGTGGCACGGGTGACGTCATAGAGGGTTACGACGGCGAGTCCGAAGTCGACCCCGAGACGTTCTTCCTGGAAACGTGGGACATAGTCCAGACACCCGCCCTCAAGAAGGCCAGGCTGGCCGTCACCGAGGGTCTGGAAAAGGAGAAGGCCGACCTCAACGTCGCGTTGAGGGAAAGCCTCAAATCGTCCTCGGAGGAGGACAAGAAGATGATGACGGAGGCGCTCAGGAACGTGGGCATCGACGTCGTCGAAGAAGAGAAGGTATCAGACGCCGTCGAGGCGGAGGATATAAAGGAAAGCGAATCCGAAGGGTCCGAAAAGGAAAGCAAGGAAGCCGTGGATGACGGGACCGACGCGTTGATTAAGGGACTCCAGGAGGCGCTCAAGGCCAAAGCGGAATTGGAGGCGACCGTCAAATCGCTTCGGGAGAGCCTTGCAGTCAGCGATGCTAAGGTGGGCAAACTCGAGGAGGAGAACGGAAGGTGCAAGGGCACAATCGTGCGACTCACCAAACTGTCCGAGGGTTCCAAGGAATCGGCCAAGAGGATAGCCTCACTAGAGGAGGAACTGAAACGCAAGACCGAGAGCATCAACATGCTCACGAAGGTGACCGCCGAAAGCAAGGCAAGGATGGACGACGAGAACCGTTCCCTGCGCGAATCCGCGAAACGCGGGTCCGACGAACTCGGGAGACTGAGGAGGGAACTCAAGGAATCCAAAGAGGCCAACGAGCAGAAGGTACGCTCACTGGAGGAATCGGCGCGCAAGGCTGGCGCCAGGTCCGCGAAGGAAATAGCCGAATTGAAATCACGCCTGGACAAATCTTCCAAACTCGCTGAGGGTTACAGGAAGATGGCGAACGACACCATGTCGAGCCTAATCTCGACCAAAGCCGTCCAGTTGGGCGTGTCCGAGAACGACATCAGGTCGCGCCTCGGCGAATCCTACACGTTGCAGGACGTGGAGGACGTGTGCGAGTCCCTAAGCGAGTACTCGCTCAACCTCAGCAGGTTGCCTTTCCGCCTGGACGGGAACGCCACCGTAAGAATCAAGGAATCCAAGATGCCGACCGCCAAGCCGACCCCGTCGTATTACGACGACGACATCGACGAGCACTCGTTGCGCATCGCGGGCCTCGATTGACCCTTCAGGAAAAACATTTCACATCACACATATCAACAGGAGAAAAAACGTGAAACTAAACGCCAAACAACTCACGGAAGCCTACGCCAAGCGCCTAAGCCTCACCGAGGCGGCTTACGCCAAGGCCCACAACGGCGCCACCCTTCCCGAGAACCTAAAGAACGCCACCGCTCAGTTAATCTCCAACGCGAACACCCTCTTCAGGGAGTCCTTCGCCAACTCGACTGGAACCCAGTTGGGTGACATGGGCACCTTCAAGAAGTTCACCTTGGACATCACCCAGGTCGCGCTCCCCAACCTCATCGCCCCCGAACTCGTCATCGTCCGTCCGATGGCCTCCCGCACTGGATTT